CGATGAGGAATTCTTCCGGCGGAACGTTCTCTAATGCTATGCGACCCTCAGTCTTAATGCGCTTGCAAGTGATGTCATATAGCATGACCGGCGGTGTATCATTAATCTGCGCTATCTGCTGCTCAATTTGCATGTGCGCTTGCTGAGCCTTGGGGTCGCCCTGCTGCATTGCCTGCATCACAGTGGTCATCTGGGCGTTAAGCTGTGCAATAGCTTGCTCACGCTGTTTAACGTCGTTCTCGTCCGGGTAAGCTGTCTGCTCTGTGACTTCTACTTCATCGTCATCCATTACCTGAGCCAATTCAACGTCAGTCAGTGCGCGATATTCTTCCTTTTTTTCCTCATGCCGCGTATCCCACCAGACCTTTACGATGCCGTTCTTTTGCATGAGCGCATCTTTCATCCAAGTCAGCGACAGCTTGTGGCCAGCGTTTTTCTTGAAGAAAAGATAATTCATGTACTCAGTAGCAAGACGGGCTTTCTCCTCATCCTCGGGCTTTTGAGCCTCAAATTCTGCTACTTTGTCTGAGCCTGTAAACGTCACCATTAACTGAGGCAGTATGGCTTCAATGGTGTCGCGCACGTCTGTGCTTATGACGCTAGAACGTCCGTCAACTTCGGGCGCTGACAAGTCACCGACTGGCAGGCCAAGATAGTAATAGATGGCCTTCTCTCGGCTATGACTTAGCTTTGACGATGTGTAGCCAAGTGAGGAGCGCATCTCGCTGCTAACAAGTGCTTTTAATTCTTCTTCAGTTAGCGGTTTTGATTTTGCCATTTTTGCCTTGACTATTTAATTTCGTTATTTAGGTATCGGGTTAACGCTTCTACGGTTTCTTTTGTAGCATCTAGGTTTAAACACCATTGCTTTACGTATTTAGCGCCTTTCGTTCTGCCGTCCGAAATACCCATGCCATGGTTAATAGCGGAAGCTTTTTCTAATACCTCAACAGGTATCTCGTACTCACCTATTTGATCGTGTTTCATGTAAACCTATGCATTATTAGATTTTGGGTAATTCAAGACACCCCCGTAAGTGTCGTTTGACATCATGCCCTCTGTCAATGAAAGATACCTAAAGCTGTCTGCGCCATGACTGAAAGAATTGTGTAAGGGTGCTACAGCCTCGCCAGTCTTGCTGTTGATATTCCATTGATAGCGCTTTAAGCATTCTACCAAACGCTGCGTTCGGTCTTTGTTGAAGTAAACACGAGGGAACATCTCACGCGTTCTGTCGATGCCAGTATTAATGCCGGTGTTTGGCACTGGCTGAACATCCCATCCAAGACCACGGAGGATTGACGCATCATCCTTGCCGCTTTGATGACGTACATGAAAGCCGTCATGAGGCAGGTAGAGATTTCCCCAATTCATCGGCTGGTCGTCAAGTTTTAAGCCTCGAAGCTCTGCGCTGTAGTCAGCTAGGATTCGCTGAGTTCCTTCAATGTAGTGGATTACGCGAATCTCAGACGCTACTTTCTGCACCAGTATTAAAGTCATAGCGTCGCTCATGCCAAGGTCAAAGACTACATGGGTCTTGAGAGACGCATCGTGAGGCACTTCGCGGATACGATTGCCGCTTATTGTCGCGCTCATGGCGTCAAAATAAATAGCGCCCTCGACTGCGGGTTTGCATTGTCCTTCCCAGATATGCGCGTAGTCTTCTGGCTTCATAGTCGCCATTGCGTGTAATCGCTCTTTCTCTAACACTTCTGGAAACCAAGGGTTATCCCCATAATTAAGTTCTATGCTTAAAGTGTCAGGTGCTGGATTAACTACTGCCATGACGTGAGTTGCATCCGTATCGAGCTGCGGATTGTAAGTGACCCATATTTCAGAGCCATTCACTCGAATTGTGGGTTTTAGAATTTCCCAAGATGTATCCGAAATTGCTTGTGCTTCTTCGCACCAAACTAACGTACAACCCTCAAAAGACTTAATAGAAGTAGTTGTCTGGTCGCTAAGACCTGAGAAGTAAAAAGCTGAGCCATTGAGCCCACGAATCTCGTTCTCTAATATAGTGAAGAAGCTTTGAAGCCCTAGCTGCTCGATTTGGTCTTTGAGAAGCTGGTGAACGGATTGCTTGATTGACTTTTGCACTTCTCGGGTGCAAAGGATACGCTCTGGCTTTGAAAAGGCTTTAATGATTAAAGCTCTGGCTACTGACCAAGACTTTGACGAGCCACGTCCGCCGCGTATGAATTTATATCGGCTAGGCTTAAAGAGCATTTCCGCCAGCTTAGGCGGAAACTCAACATCAAGATTTTCCAGAGATAACATTAATAGCCCGTGGAAATGCGTGCGTTAGCTCTTGCTTGGTCGGGGCGTTAAAGCCGTGCATTGAGTTCAATTCCTTGATTGCAGCAACAATATCGCTTGACCTACCGTCACCATTGTCCGCAATCATTGCAAGCGCTAGAACGCTCTTCTCGCGCGTCCAAAGGGATTTTGAGGTGAGGACAGATTGCAGTTCGGCAATCCTCGTTTTTATGTCGTTGCGGATTGTTAGCTTGTAAGCGTTGTTTTGTATTGTTGCAGGCAGCATCTTTTCACAGCCGTATGCTTTGCGATAGGCGCTGGTTTGCGTTGCGCCATTTGCCATCCCTTGCGCGAATGCTTCTTGTTTACCTGTGAGTGCCATTAGCCGTTCCAACCTTCAAATGTAAGCGTAAGTTCTGTTTTTAAAGTTTCGTATTCCATTATTCAGGTTTTTCTTGCGAAAATTTTATAATTGCATTTACACGTTGTAGTTCGGTTAAAGCTTCTTCAAGCAGGGCTACAAAATCCAAAGGTGATTTTGGGTAAACAAATTTATAAAGATCTATTTTTAGATCGTTAGCCATTTAACCGTCCCAACCTTCCATTACTTTATTAATTCCGATTTAGGAGTTTGCATACTTTCTGGCATATCTTCATGCATTTCTTTTTCCAAGTTCTTAAGACTAATTTCCAAACACTTAGTTAGGCTTAAACCTTTAGATTCACAATAAACAATTAATAGAGCAGTAGTTGCTCCTACTGCTGACTCTATTTCTTCTTTTGTTGTTGAAGTCTTATTACCCATCTCACTAAGATATTGCAACATCTCGATAGCGCCTTCAATTGCTGGTGTACTAGATATTTTAGTAATAGGCCCATTTACTTTCCTAAGAAAAAGAATATTGTGTTCTAAAATTTCGTAGTTCATTGTTAAATCTTCCATTATTTTTTAGCTGTTTTAGCTGCTTGTTTAAAGTTTGCAGCGGTCGGAGCGCCTTTAGCGCCAGGCGAGCGCATACGCTCAACTTTAGCACCGCTGGACTTTTGTTCAGCAATGCGTTCTTTCTTTGCTGCGATATTAGCGTATAGACCGGGTTTCATTTTGTCTTCTTTGCTGGGGCTTTTGCGGGTGCAGAGTAAGGAGGCTTTGCGGGCATCTTCTTTGCTGGCATTTTAGGCATTGGTGTTTTCATTTTTAAATCCTTATTAAGTTAAGAAACCACCCATAGGACTAGCCTTGCGGCCTGAGTGTTGCCCTTGCGTCACTTCCTAATGCCGCTCTGCGCTGAACGTAGGAGAAACACTGCGATTTACCCGTCGCAGTCATCAGTTAGGCTCTAATAAATAGTCGGGGTGTATCTTGATTATCAATCATTTTCCGTTTTAATAAAAGAACTTCTAAGTTTTTAATGTCATTGTCTTTTTCTTTTAAAGATATTATTTTTTGTTCTTCAACTTTTATTTTAAAAAGTTCCCAGACTGCTGGGTGCATCCTTCTATCGCCCGCCTCCCATTGCTGCCATGACCTACAACTAGAGTAAACAATCGAAGCTGCTGCTGTCTGAGTCATGCCAGCGGCCTTCCTGGCGACAATTATATCTATTGGCGCTGGGTTAGATGATGGGGCTTTTTCCCCACGGTTTGGATGATTAGACACGCTCAACATTCAATTCTTCACTTACCTCAATGCCTAATGCCCGAGCACCGGCTTCGGCGATGTCAAAATTGCCGTCAACAGGGGCGAAAAACTCTACCTCGACATTGCTTCCATCGACCCAAGCTTTCCAAGCCTCAACCTGCACCGTCTCAAATTCGCCGGGTGACTCCAAGCGCTCAATCAATTCATCTTCGCTGTCATGGCCAGCAGCCACTGCGCAAGCATCGCGTGCGTCCTGCTCAGTTTCGCCAGAATAGATGCCAAAAACTGTTCCATTTGCCGATACTTCAAAGTGTGCCATTTTGTTTCCTTGTTAATTGACTTTTGATTTAGACATCGCTGCGGTGAAGCATTTTTCCATTTTTAATTGTGAACCCAGCCCAAGCCCTTGATCGGCTTATTTGTGCCACGACTTCACCGCGCGCTGCTTCGCTCAGTGAATAGTTGTATATCAACGCAAGCGCTGACAATGCCGAGCCGTTAATTGTTGCTTTGGCTAAAAAGCTCTTGTCTAATGCGTCCATTTGGTTTTTCCTTAGCCCCTGTAACCCGAGGCGCGGTGGTCAGCTAATTTGCTGTCCATGAATAAATTATATACGAACTTTTTGCGTAAACCAAATATATTTAAATTATTTTATTAGTACTTACCCTTAGTACTGCAAAAAGATCAATTAACTTTTGCATCATCTTTTTTAAAGCCTTTATCAGCCTTGGCTAGACGAATACAGCGCTCCACTGCTCTGGCCTCAAGCATCCGGC